ATTCATATTGATCACATGTGTAAATCGTATGCGCCATCACATTCGTTAGTAAAAACAAAAACCGCAAAGGTACATAAGGAATGCGGAAAGTATAAACAAAATAAAGGGGTTCTGAAGTAGCTAGGGGGTGAGATAGTGGCTAAAATGGGGCGACCGAAAAAAGTGATAAATCAGAGTCAGTTTGAAGCAATGTGTCAGATTCAAGCCACACAAGAGGAAATCACTCTCGTTTTAAACGTTTCTGATAAGACCTTAAATGCATGGTGCAAACGTACGTATGGTAAGACTTTTTCCGACATTTTCCGCGAAAAGAGAAGTGCAGGAAAGATTAGCTTACGACGAAAACAGTGGAAGCTGGCCGATAGATCTGCAGCAATGGCAATATTTCTTGGCAAGCAATTTCTTGGACAGACTGATAAAACTGAAATGGAAGTCAATACAACTATTCAAAGCAATCCTCTTGAAGGTGTAACAACAGAGGAACTTAAAAAGTTAATCGATAAAGAGGGGTGAGGGTATGAAACTCACACCGGAACTCATGCAGCAATTCAAATATGAATTGGCTAGGCGTGAGTTTTTTTATTATTGCCACTTGCAAGCACCAGACTTTTATAGGAAGGACAGAGACTACCTAGTCGAATTGTGCGATACGTTGCAAGAGTTCTATGAAGATCCGGACGCAAAAGTTCTAATAATGAATATGCCACCTCGGCACGGTAAAAGCCGCACAGCTCAAATGGCAGTTAAATGGATATTAGGCAAAAACCCTGTAGAAAAGATTATGACTGGTTCGTATAATACGACTCTATCCACTACCTTTGCAAAGAATGTCCGCAATGATATTCAGGAAGTAAAGGCAGACGCAAACAGAGTTGTATATACAGACATATTCCCTAACGTGCGTATTAAACGTGGCGATGCCTCCATGGATATGTGGTCGTTAGAGGGCGGTTATAATTCTTACCTAGCTACATCTCCAAGCGGTACTGCTACAGGTTTTGGTGCGTCTATTCTTATCATTGATGATATTATCAAGAACGCCGAAGAGGCTTACAACGAAAATACAAAAGCCAAGCATTGGGACTGGTTCACTAATACCATGCTTTCACGTTTAGAGGAAGGCGGAAAGATAATCATAATCATGACTCGTTGGGCTAGTGATGATCTAGCCGGTAGGGCCATCGAACACTTTGGAGATAAAGCCAAGGTAATAACCATGAAAGCCTTGCAAGACGATGGTACTATGTTGTGCGATGATGTATTGTCTTATGAAAGCTACCAAGAGAAGTGCAGGGCAATGGGCGAAGACATTGCATCTGCCAATTACCAGCAATTACCTATTGATATAAAAGGTAGGTTATATACATATTTCAGCACTTATGATGATATTCCTAAAGATGATAAAGGATATCCTTTGTTTACTACAATAAAGGCATATGTCGATTCTGCGGACACTGGGGAAGACTATTTATGTGCTATTGCTTATGGCGTATATAAAGACTATGCATATGTGCTTGATGTATTATTTACTGATGCCCCTATGGAGGTCACAGAAGAATCTACGGCAGACTTATTACATAAAAACCATGTCAATATTGCAGATATAGAATCTAATAATGGCGGACGTGGTTTTGCTCGTAATGTTAAACGAATATTAAAAGAGAAGTATCCAGATAATCGAACAAAGATTACAGCATTCCACCAATGCAAAAATAAGGAGGCTAGGATATTATCGAATTCTACACAAGTTATGGATTATGTTTTATTCCCAGTTAACTTTAGAGACCGCTGGCCAGAATACTATACATCAATGTATAAGTATCAACGAAAAAACAAGAATGCACATGATGATGCTCAAGACGCAACGACAGGCGTTGTTGAACGTTTGAATGCGCCTGTTATTAAATCCATCAATTCTGATATTTATTAGGAGGAACTTCATTATATGTTTATTACAAACGAACAGAAGTATGCATACCAGTTATTACATGATGCGTACTATGGGTCCGGATTATTCTCTTTAGGTCGTGGTTTAAAACAGCATCCAAGAGAAAGCATAGACAATTATAATTTCCGTAAAAAGTTATCAAGCTATTCTAATCATACAGCAGCGATTATTAATGCGAATGTAGATCCTATCTTTAATGATGAAATTCGAAGAGAGTATAAAGAAACGGCTAAATTCAAAGTGTTTTTAAAAGATGCAGATCGATTAGGTACATCATTACAAGAATACATTCAGCAACAAGCTGTGATTGCCAAAATGTATGGTGTTGTGTATGTCATTGTTAACAATGAAGCAGAATTTGGTGAAAGTTTGGCTGATAATGTACGTGATAGACGGTTACCGTATTTAACTTCAGTTGAACCTAGTAATGTGACTGGTTGGAAACTGGATGACAAAGGTCGAATGATTAGATTCGAATATAGAACGATTATTACTGATGATAATGGAGGTAGTTCAACAGTATATTATGAATGGACAGATACAAAATGGACTATTCGTGATAAAGGGCGAGGCATTATTAATGAAGGTGAACATGGGTTAGGACGTGTCCCTGTAGTGCAATGGTTTGGCCGTAGCACTAAGAAAACAACTATATTACCGCATCCAGAGTTCTATTCGTTAGCACAAAAGAACTATAGAGTCTATCATCTTGATAGTTTATTGACACAAATTTTGAACTCTCAAACATTTTCTACTTTAACCATGCCATCCGATGAAGGAATAGAAGACTTAACCTTGGGCGTTAACAACGTACTACTATATCCATCAGAAGCTAGTCATCCTCCTGCTTTTATTGCTCCAGATAATGGGCCGGCACAGATCATCATGCAAGAAAAGGAAGCGGAAGTTAAAGAAATGTACCGCATAGGTGGTGTTGATTCTGTAGTAGGGGTTCAGCAGGAAAAATCAGGGGTTGCTAAGCAGTGGGCATTCAAAAGAACAAATCAACGACTAGCAAACTTCGCTGTACAGTGTGAAAATGCAGAGAAAGCCATTATTGCATTATATGAATTGTGGACTGGCGAGCAGTTGAATTATAAATGCGAATATCCAAGGGACTTTGACATTAATGATGTAGCTGATTGCTTATCTCAAGGACAGCAAGCCCTTGATTTAGGGTTTAAATCTAAAACATATTATGTTGAAGTGCTTAAACGCATCCTTGATGGATATATGCCTAATATTGACGGCAATGTATATGATGCCATTGTTAAAGAAGTGGAAGCTACTGCACAGCAAGAAGTATTAGATGACATGTATTCAAATGGAGAAAATCCGGATGAGAACAGTGAGAGACTAGATGAATAAGCATACCGAACGTGTCATACACGATATAATTGATGAGTTTGAAGCCGAAGTACGTCGATTGTTAGACGAAGGGCACACGCCTAAATATGCTGTTAAAGAAGCATATAAAAAATATCCTGTAATGGAGGCAATGAAAGACACGTTAATCGATGAGTTGGTTGAGGAGTGTGCTAGGGGATATGGTGTAGACATAGGTGTAACCAGTGATGCAGCTAAAAGTGCAATAATCGCAGGCATGCCATATAAATTGCAAACCATTTCCAAGGCAATGCAAAAGGCATGGGCACCTGATGGATTAAACTTATCTGAACGGCTACATAATGCATCTAGTCGTGTCAAAAACGATGTTGCAACAGCAATATACGATGCAATGAAGAAAGGGCAGTATACATTAGCTACAGCAAAGGCTATATTTGATGGCTATGGTGGTAATTCTGTCATTTTAAAGGCTGAATTACCTGATTTTTTGGAGAAGCTTCGCAAGTTGTCTATTCCATTGCCTAATGATGAAGCTGGGAAAGATATGCTTAAATATCAGCTTCGTAAAATCCGCCGATTAGTTGAGCAAGAAACAACTCCGGGACTTAGGGCTGCATATAGTGAGTTGATAGATGCTATTGAAAAGAGTAATACAGCAGCTTTAAATCATACCATATATGTTGCGACGCAGGAAAAGGCTCGTTATCATGCTGAACGTATTGCTAGAACTGAAAGGGCTCGTGCATATGCAGAGGGTGAGATTGCAAGACATATGGATGATCCTGATGTAGTTGCATTTCAATGGAAATTGAGTACACGACATCCTGTGGTTGATATATGTGATGTATATGCAAATGCTGATTTGTATGGACTTGGAAAAGGTATTTACCCTAAAGATAAATTTCCTCATTTACCTGCACATCCGCATTGTATATGCCGTATTAAGCCAATTATAGAAGGCATGATTGATACTGCATTAGCCAAGCCAAATATAGAAGCTGGAGGGCTAGCGTACTTGAAGTCGTTACCAAAGCGGGAACAAGAGCGCATTTTAGGCGTAAATGGTTGCAATTTAGTAATGAATGGGCATGCATCATGGACTGAGGAAGCTAGGGGCTGGGATGGCACTATATTCAAAAGCAGACTTCCTGTTATTGAGTCGTTGAAAGATTATATTAAAAATGGAAAAATTAATATTGAGGATCTTGCAAAACGTCGGGAGTTTGAAACAATAGATGATGTTAGATATCGTGTTATTGATTACATTAACTCACCATACTTTAATAGCAGCTATGTGATGCGGCAAAGCATGCATATAAAAGGCGGTAAGCTTTACGATGAAACTCAAAATAAAAGCTATTATAACTATGAAATTCCTCATGCTGATGTTATAAAGGCCATACGAGAATCCGTTTATAATGGTGGTATTAGATTTACTCGGAAGGGTGATTGGAATCATAAAATAATGGTTGATATATCCCCTCATATTGGGTATGATGTAAATGTAAGTAGAGGAACAAAGCAGAAAACAAGCCTTGCAACTGTACATGTATCAGGAAAGGGTATTCATATAGTACCAAAAGGAAGTGAACGAAAATGACAGAAGAACAACTTTATAAACGCTATAATGAGATTCGTTCAGAAAATGTAGCAGTCAGATTCGTTGACGGTGACATTATTACTGGCAAATTGGATTCGTTTACATCGGGTGTGAATAATGAGCCTGATGAAGCATCAATATATGTTGGCGATTATGAATTGTATGCCAGTGAAATCGTAGAAATACGAGAAATTTAAAACTTAATCAATCAAGCACTTGCTTATGCAGGTGCTTTTTTATTTGCCTTTTTAGTATTGCAGGCGTAAAAGAACAAGACCGCGGTCGTGAGGTGTGGCTCACGAAAATAAAGCGAAGAGGGAAAGCTTATTTTACAGGAGGTCATACAGATGACAAAAGAGGAACTAATTAAGTTAGGGTTAACGGAGGAACAAGCAGAGACAGTGACTAAGGATTATGGTGAAAACTACGTTTCCAAGAGTCAATTTAATGCCAAGAATGATGAGGCGAAAGCTGCAAAAGCGGCAAAAGAAATCGCCGACCGTGAGCTTGCTGATGCGCAAGGCAAGCTAGAAAAAATCACCTCTACAGGGATTAAAGATGATGCAGGTATTGTAGCTATGCAGCAACGAATTAAAACCCTGGAGGATTCTGTAGAGGCCGAGCGTAAAGCAAGAGAAAATGCTGATGCACAACGTGTACAGTCTGAAATTTCTGCAGCCGTGGTTGATTCTTTGACGAAGCGTAACGCTATGGATCCTAAAGAATTCTCAAAGCTGATTGTTGGTAACATCAAAGTCAACGAAGATGGTACTTATGGATATATTAAGCCTGATGGTACTAGCGGAACTATTGACGATTGTGTAGATGAATGGCTAAAAGGTAAAGATTATGCAATTAAAGATGTACAAAAACGCGGAAGTGGCTCAGGCACAAGCGGTGCAGGAAGCAACAATTCTGGCGGTAATAAGCCAGTAGGTTTAAAAGGGGCCGTAGCGGCTGCTATTGAAACTCAATAAATTTTATAAATTCTAATAACGGAGGAATAAACTAATGCCAATTACATTAGCTGAAGCAAAACTTAACGTACAAGACGATTTACAAATGGGAGTTATTGATGAATTCCGTAAATCGTCTTTTTTATTTGAAAACTTAACATTTGATGATGCTGTATCTCCTACTGGCGGTGGCGGTACTTTAACCTATGGTTATACTCGATTATTAACACAACCAACCGCAGATTTCCGCGATATTAATGCTGAATACACACCTCAAAGTGTAACTCGTAAACGTCATACTGTTGATTTGAAAGTATTCGGCGGATCCTTTGAAATCGACCGTGTAATCGCTAAAATGGGCGGTATTGTTGATGAAGTAACATTACAAATCGAGCAAAAGGTCAAGGCTGCAACTGCATTGTTTAATGACACAGTTATTAATGGGGATACAGGTACCAACGCTAAAGCATTTGATGGTTTAGACAAGGCGCTTTTAGGTTCTTCTACTGAATATACACCTACAGCAGCTATCGATTTGTCTGATAGTGGTGCTATTGATGCAAACTACAAGACATTCTTAGACCAACTCGATGAATTCCTTTTAGGCTTGGATGGTGCGCCATCTGCCATTATGGGCAACTCTAAATTGATCGCTAAAATTCGAGCAGTAGCTAGACGTTCTGCGATGTACTCTACTCAATTAAATGAATTCGGACAACAAGTTGAATATTACGGCATTACACCATTAGTTGACCTTGGTACCAAAGCTGGTAGCAATGATCCTGTAGTAGGTATTAATGGTCAAGGTGAAACTTCTTTATATGTCGCACGCCTTGGCCTCGATGGTTTCCACGGCGTATCTCTTGCGGGCGATAATGTGGTTAACTTATGGCTCCCTGACTTCACCTCTTCCGGAGCTGTAAAGAAAGGCGAGGTCGAAATGGTTGCCGCGGTTGCATTAAAAGCATCTAAAGCTGCAGGTGTATTCCGCAAAATTAAAGTTAAATAAGGAGGCCCAATATGCCGATTATAAAATCTCCAGTGCCTGATTATACAGGACAAACTGGCAATGTTCCTTTTGTTAATGGTGAAGGATTTACTGAAGATGCTAATCATATTGCGTGGTTTGTAGAACATGGATATGAAATTGTAACGGAGGATACTGAACCACCTGCAGATACTGAACCACCTGCAGATACTGAACCACCTGCAGATACTGAACCACCTGAAAAGCCTACAAAAGGCAGTAAAGGTGGTAGTAAAAAAATAAGCACCGGTGAATAGCCAGGATATTTTCAACAAGCGTATTTGTCAGGCAGTAAAAGCGAGTACTATTGAAGTTCGAGATACTGCACAGGAGAAACATAGATTTACCTCGAGAACAGGGAATTTAGAAAAGGCTGTTGATTATCGAATTTCTAATAGTGGAATGCAAGGGGTTGTATTTATTGATAGTGATGTCGCTAAATACGGCCCTTTTGTACATGCAGGGACACCAGCACATGTAATTCGGCCGCATTTTAAGAAGATATTGAGATTCGTACCACAAGGCGGTAATGGGTTTATATTTGCTAGGAAAGTGGTTCACCCTGGGACTGCCTCAGATCCATTTTTGTATGAAGCGTTGCAAAATAATGTCTCAAATATTACTAGTATTTTTTCCAGATATACCGATATTGCACTAGATGATGTGGCACAAGGGCTAGTAAAAGATGAGATTACGCTAAGTTTTAAAATATAAGGAGTACTGTATGCTATATAATTTTGAAGATATGGCCGGCCTATTAGGGGATGAATTGCTAACGCAAGAGGTAACAGAGGCCGCTGTATCCAAAGCAGAACAATGGCTATATGTACTTGCGGATAGATTAGGTGTGTCAAAGGATAAAGTTATACGTAGTTTTACTATCGATGAATTAGTCCTTGCATATATCTATCGAGAAGTCTGCGTTAATAAGTCGTATGCTTTACCAGGAAGTTATACTAACAATGGTTCGACGGATGACTTTTATTCTAAAAAATTAGAATACTATGAAGCTCGTATTAAATTATTGGAATCGCGAATAACACCAGGTCAGCTTACAGGTAACCCTACAGAATACAAAGGATATCGTTCTGTTGAAATCTATAGGGGGTAATATGTGGCTAGAATTAATGCAACATATTAAATCTACTATCGACAATAGCGGTGCTGCATTTAATGTCATGCTAGGTGCTATGCGACCACAAGCAGCGAAAGTCGATGAGAATGGCGTTATTATGGTTATTCGTGGGGAAACTACGAGGGGTGATAATTCCATTCAATCTGAATTGGAGCAAGAACTATATATCGAGATTTGGGGCAGAAATGATAACCCAGATTTAGAAGTAGGCTATGAATTAATAGCTAACTTGGAAGATAGGTTCGAGGCAATTATTAATGATCTACGCAAACGATGTGGTGAATTAGACGAAACTGCATGCATATTACAGAACACTGGCTATCAGATTATAGATTTAGTTTGTACAAGTAAAATTGGCGACCATGATAGTGTACGGCCTTTAGTTGGCACGCAATATCGCTTTGTGGTTCGCCTTATTGATTTAAAAGAGAAAACTAACGGAGGTATTTTCTAATGGCACCAGCTGCAACACCAAAAAAATTATACAAACCGGCTCAAACCGCAATGCCTACAGCCGGCAAGAATTATCTTATCTATTTAAATGTAGGCACTGACGAAACTACAAATGCTGAATGGCTTATCTTAGGCGGTCAACGTAGTGGCGATGTATCTCGTAAGGCAGACTCCATCGACGCATCTAGTAAAGACAGTGGCGGTTGGAAAGTTACTATTCCGGGTATGAAAGAATGGTCTATCGACCTTGAAACGCTTTTAATGCCAAACGAAGAAAGCTTACAACTGCTTGAAAAAGCATTCTTAAACGATGAAAAAGTTCATCTTAAATTTGAATATCCGGATAAATCTTACATGACTGGCTATGCATCTATTACAGAATTGTCCTTAAGTACTCCGCATGATGATGTGGCTACATACAAAGGCACTTTGAATGGTGCAGGTCCATTGTCTGAATTGAAAAAAGCCTAATTAACTATTTACAAGGAGCGTGTTTATAATGAAAAAAATTAATTGTGATCTATTCGCTATGGGCGAAACTATCTATTTCAACATTGGTCGTATTGCTGAGTTGGAACAGCTATGGGGTGAGCCTATTTTTAAAGCGGTACAAAATGGCACAATGACATTTAATCAGCTTATCACTGCATTGGTCGTAGGTATGAAACACCACGGCAAAAAGCGTGATTACATCTATTACCAAGATAAATTGCAAGAACTCTTTGACGAGGGAACAGTCCAATATGCCGACCTTGTACAGTTAATTGTGCAAGCCCTTATTGGTAGTGGTGTATTTGGTAAAGCTGCATATTACGCATTATTCCCAGATGAGGCCGATGAGCAAGCACGCTCCGAGGTTGAGGCTGAAAACGAAACAAAAAACTAAGAGGGGGCGACACCGCCCCCTCTTTTAAAGTATGGATAACGAAAGCTGAACGCATGGCCTATGGTCCGCTTAATCTTAAACCGTGGGAATTCATGAATTTAAGCCCTATGGAATATTACAAACTTGCCGAGGGTTATGAGTTAAGAACGGAAATAGACGACCGTAAGCAAGCGTATTTTGCGTGCCTAATGACAAATGTACATATCGCAGGCAAACGAAAATTGACTGTTGAAGATATTATGAAACAACTACATCCAATGACATTAGCTAAACGCAAAAACGAAGAAAAGTTATTCATGGAAGAATTCAGACAAGAGGGAGGTGAGATATAGCATATGGCCGAAAGTCAAATTAATGTCAAAATTGTTGGCTCGTCTAATGGTGCTGAACAGGCACTTGATAGAGTAGCAAGAAAAGCAGAGCAGGCACTAGGCAAAAGCATTTCTAATTCGCTTGATAGCGTAAGAAATAAAGCTCAAAAGGTCTTTGGGGTTGAAATTCCGGGACTTATGAACGCTGCAAAGTCTGGTGCTGCATTCGCTGGTGCTGCGATGGGCATTGAGGCAGCCGGTAGGGCGTTAAAAGATATGGCCGTTAGTGCAGTTAAGACAACGGACCAATTAACGCAATTAAGGGCTCGTATTGATCTTATCAATGATGGCAGTCAAAGTACCGCCGAAATTATGGATAAGGTGTTTTCTGCCGCCAATCGTTCACGTGGTAGCTTTTTAGATATGGCTGATAGCGTGGCAAAACTAAATTTGTTAGCAAAAGACGCTTTCACCTCCAACGATGAGGCCATTTATTTTGTTGAACAGTTAAATAAGCAATTTAAAATTGCCGGTGCAGGTGTACAAGAAACTACATCCGCTATGTACCAGTTAACACAAGCTATGGCAGCAGGTAAGTTACAGGGCGATGAATTCCGTTCCATTATGGAAAATGCTCCTATGTTGGCACAAAGTATCGCACAAGAAATGGGGCTATCTGTAGGGCAATTAAAAGAAATGAGCTCGCAAGGTCTTATTACTGCTGACATTATCAAAAATGCGTTATTTAATAGTGCAGAAGAAACAAATGCAAAATTCGCAGAAATTCCTATGACATTCCAAGATATAGGAACTAAATTGCAGAATGATCTTATTGCTGCGTTCCAACCAGTAATGGAGGAACTAGGCAATATGACAAGTTCCGATGCATTTATGAGCGTGTTAAACGAATTGGCATTTGCCTTTAAAGTAGTAGCTGCAGCTGCACAAGTGTCTATAGCAATTATTAAGGGTGCTTTTAGTGGCCTAAGCGTGGTTATCACCACCATTAAAAATATCGTATCTAGCTTTGTACAGTTGTTTGTTACGTCTATGCCTTTGATTACTGCCGCTATTATTGGTGTGAGTGCTGCGTTTTTAGCACAAAAAGCCATTATAGCGAGTCATAATACAATGCTTGCTTTATTGACTGTTCGCACAACTTTGGTTACTGCTGCAAGTGTAATATTGGGCGGTGCTATTGGTGCGGTAGGTCTTGCGTTTGGTGCTTTTAGGGCTATTGCGATGACTACACAAGCCGTAATTATGGCTATTAGGACTGCGAATATTGCTAGTGCGGTTGCGATGGGTGTGGCAAAGGTGGCTACACTTGCATTGAGTGGTGCTACAGCAATTCTTAACGCAATCATGATGGCAAACCCTATCCCTATATTTGTAGGTGCATTAATGACGCTTGTCGCTGTATTTGGTCTTTCTAGGGCTGCGGCAGGTGGTTTTAGTGAAACGCTAAGCGAGGTATTCTCTACTATCGTACATACAGCCGTTTGGGGTGTTAATAAGATTATTGAGGCCCTTAACTGGCTTATCGCAAAGTTAAATAGCGTTGGTGATAAGGTGGCCAAGTTTTTCGGTGGCACATTTACTGCCATTCAACAAGTAGACACGATTTCTGCTGATACTGCACAAAGTATTGTCAATACTGCCGGTGATATTATGGGGCAAATCACATCAGGCTTATCCGGTGGAGGTGGCGAACTTGGTGGCGGAGGCGGTGGAGGTGGCGACACTTCCGGTGGTGGCTCCGGTGGCAAAGGCGGTGGAGGTGGTAAAGGTGGCAAGGGTGAAGATCTAGCGAAAGAGGCTAAACAAATTCACGAAAAAATCTTGCAATCTTTCCTTGAAATGCAAGGCAATCAAGTAGAGTTAATCGAACTTCAATACAAAAAGGAGCGAGAAGAACTTGAAAAGTCAAAAACCGCTAATCAAAACTATCACGAGGACTTGAAATTACTTGATGAAGTTTATGCAGAAAAGCGTATCAAGGCGAAACAGGAGGAAATGACAAAATTACGTGCCATTGAAACTGGTATTCGTGATATGCAACAAGATTTTGCGTTTAAAACCGCTAGTAAAGATAGTACAGGTAATGTATCTCCTGCCGTGCAGTTAAAAAATGATTATGAAAATGCCATAGATGAAATCGAGGACCGTTATGCAGACATGGTCGATAAGTTCATGAAAATGGACAAAATGGAGCAACAACATCATATTGACTTGTTAAAACAACGAGGTATTGAATTCGAAATGAGTGCTGACGGACAAATCTCCTACGAGCAAAGGAAAAACGAGGAGTTGTTAGCGGCACAAGATGAGTTCAATAAAAAGGCATTACAACAACATACTGATCTAGTTAACGAAAAGTATGCTATTGATGAGGCTATGCGAACTCAGAACTTCGATGCGTTACAAGCTGCGTTGAGTGATGAATATATTGCAGAGCAACAGCACTACGACGCCAAAAAACAGCTCATGGAGGAGTGGAAACAAGCCACAATCGATGCTCATTGGAATGGACAGCAACTATTAATTGACGCTTTAAACGCCGGTATAGATAGCATGCAGAGTGGCATTTCAGGTCTTATTCAAGGCACTACCTCTTTAATGACTGCCATTCAAAATATTGGTAAAGCTATTTTAAAGACTATTGCAGATTTTATTGCAAGTTGGATAGCGGCGATGGTTAAAAAAGCCATATTCGGTAAAATGATGCAATCGCAAGAAACTACAACCAGTATTGCTGCGGCTAACGCTCAATATCCGGCGTGGTCTGCATTGGCTCAACAAGTTAGTATGGCAACATTTGGTGCTAGTGCTGCAGCCGGCATGGCTGCATGGACTGCTAATACTACCGCAGGAGCAGGGCTTTCACTTGCTAATGGTGCAACAAGTTTTGCATCTTTAGGATCCGCAAAATTAGACTTACCAAAAATGGCAAACGGTGGTGTGGCCTATGGCTCAACTTATGCTGAGATTGGCGAGGGCAAGTATAAAGAGGCCGTATTACCTCTAAGCGAAAGCACATACGACGAAATGGGTGCAGGCATAGCACGTGCCGGTGGTGGTGCTACTGGAGGCATTACGTTTAACGTATCTGCTATGGACGCTCATTCGTTTGGCGACTGGTTGGAGAATTCGGCAGGTCGTTCTTTACGACAATTTTTAGTTAATCAAAATAGGGAATTTGTGGCTACGGAGGGTACATGGTAATGGCAGATTTATTGAAATTTCCGGACATTAGAACCCTTGCGTGGAAGTCTACAAAGGCTCAAAAATGGGATACTAAAATCAAACGTACTGGGAGTGGTCGAGTACGAACTATGACAACTTGGCAATATCCTCAATATACCATTACAACAGAATTTGCAGTACTAAGCCCAGAAGAACATAAGCGTCTTATGGGCTTTTATGCATCTGTAAAGGGTGGTACTGTTCCGTTCTTATGGTTAGATCCAGAGGACCATGAGGAAAAAGGCGTAAGGCTTGGAACTGGTGCACAATCTGAATGGCAAGCAGTTCGCTTATATGGTGATTTTAGGGAACCAGTAGCACATATTGAGAACCTAAAATTATACGCTAATGGTACGCAAATTAATGCCGTATCAGATAAAGGCGTTATAAGATTGGCTGCAGGTGTTATGGTATCTCCGACCGCTATTATTACTGCTGATTATACTTACTATTGGAAAGTCATGTTCAGTGGTGATTATACGGACGAGGCCGTTTTTAAAGACGTATTTAAGTCTAAATCGTTTAAATTGGTTACAGTGAGGTGATTATAAATGAAACAAGTTAGCGAGGCTTTAAGCGTTCATTTAAGCAACTCACAGACATTTGTATCTTGCGACTTGTATGAGTTAAGGCTTAAAAGTGGCATTTCTTACTACTGGGCCGATACTGACATTGATGTTAGTTATGGCGGAAACACATACAAGGGCGATGGGCCAATTATTGTGCGTGAAAAGATTTCTACAACCAGTACTGTTAGCGTTGATAAGTTGAACGTTACAATAACTGCTAATCAGTCCGACCAAATTGGCGGCATTCCTGTTCTTACTGTTGCTCATAATGGTGGCTTAGACGGTGCTACATTAAATTTGAGACGTGCTTTCTTTGACGATAAAGGGAATGTAATCGAATGTATTGATCTATTCAAGGGTATTTGTGAGGTTAGTCAAGGCGGTGGCTTTGCATTGAAGATAAATGCAAAATCAGTAGTCCAAAGGCTTAACATTGAATATCCGAATAGACGATACTATCCGCAATGTCCTTATTCTGTATATTCAAAAGAATGTGGCGTTGATATTACCAAATATCGTAAGCGTGTTACTGTTACCGCTGTAATAGGTACTAATAACGTGCAAGTCGATACTTCGTTTGAAAACGGCTTTTATACTGCCGGTGGTATGGAATGGATAAGCGGACCTCTTTCAGGGCAAGCAACTCAAATTATGGATAGTGCTACGAACTCAATTATTTATATGAGTGCTACGAATACAACACCTAATGTAGGCGATGTGGCATATATCTATCCGGGGTGCGATAAAACACCTGCAACTTGCAAGGCTAAGTTCAATAATTTTAGTAGGAATAGGGCAACGCCTTATGTTCCATTAAAGGAGACGATACGATGAAATTGACAACAGGTGAAATGATTGCTGAGTCTGCAAAAAAGTGGATAGGCACACCGTATCAAAATAATACTATGGTTCATGGTGTTGGCGTCGATTGCTCCTATTTATTAGTTGCTGCAGTTGTTGATAGTGGCCTAATGAAACGTGATGAGCTAGAAATAGAGAATTATTCGAATGAATGGCATTTACATCGCTCAGAAGAAAAGTACCTAAAGTACGTTCAAAAAGTAGCTGACGAAGTTCCTATTGATGATATTCGTATCGGTGATTTCTTGTTATACCAATATGGGCGTTGCATTTCTCACGGTGCCATCTATGTTGGCAATAATTTAGTCGTGCATGCGTTTGTTGATCTAGGCGTTATCTATTCATCTATTGATGATGTATTATTCTATGACGCTAAGGGCAAGAGTCGCTTACGTGCGGTTTATAGATTTAGGAAAGGGGGTAAATAATGGGTTTTCTATTTCGAGGACGGAATACTACCAATCGTGCTGATATGATTTCCGACTTCATGATAAATACCGCCTCTTATGGTGAAGTAGTTCCAGAAGTACTAGGCACTACACGATTGAGTGGCAATATTATTTATTACGATGACTTTACCCCTCATGAACACAAAACCACTACACGAACTGGCAAGGGTGGTGGCTCTAAGCATACTGAAATAACCTACACATATACAGTGGCATGTGCGATTGGCTTATGCGAGGGCCCTATACAGGGTATAGGTAAGGTATGGCGAGATAAGGAAATATACGATTATCCGAATGAAAAGATTGAACTTACTGCCTATAAAGGTGATTATGGACAATCTCCGTGGCCTTATGTAATCTCTAAGCATCCGGAAAAGGCGTTGCCTTATAGTGGTCTAGCTTATATGGCAGGCGTAGTCGATTTAGGCGAACGAGGAAGTTTACCGCAATACAACTTTGAAATAAAAGGCAAACTCTTAGAAACTGGCGACGGTGTAGACGTTAACCCAGCCGATTATATTGTGCATGTGTTAAAGTCCATAGGCATTGATGATGTTAATATTGACGGCTTAGAACACTACAGGGAGTATTGCAAGGCAGCTGACATTCTTATTAGTACACCGCCAGATAGTAAAAGCTCAAAGGCTCAAACTGTAATTAACGATATAGCTGAAATTACAAATAGTTTGGTCTTTTGGTCTACTGATAGGCTTAAAATCGTACCGTTAGCCGATAAGCCTATTGGCACATGGAGTCCATACAATCAAATTCAATATAACTTAAATGCTGATGATCTTATTCCGGCTAGCGATGGACAGTTAGTTGTGTATAAGAGAAAGGACAGCTCAGAAAGTTATAACCAAGCGACCGTTGAATTTATTAATCGTGCGAACGGTTATGAGAAAGAGACAGTCGCTTTTGAGATTGTAGCCGATGTGCAAAAGAATGGTTTAAAGCCGGCATCCAAGAAGTCTGCACATTATCTGTATACTAAGGCAAGGGCTCAATACTACGCCGAGCAATTAGCTATGAAACGGCTTTATGCTAAAAATCAATATACATTCCGTTTAGATTGGGCGTTCTGTAGGTTAGAACCGGGCGACCTTGTTACGCTTACTGACGAATTATGTGGCCTAAATAAACAGATAGTCGTTATAACTTCTGTATCTGAGGCTGCAGACGGACAGTTAGAAATAACAGCCGAGGGCAAACCGCCCGGCACGTATGCTCCGGCTAAATACAACGTGCATGAGAACGAGCGACCTTTTATTGATTACAATCAAGCTGCACCAAGCGTAAATGATGTGGCGATATTCCAAACCGTTGGCGATGTTGGGGGCAATCAAATATTCGTTGGGGTTAATGCTCCGAGCAATTGGGGCGGTTGCTCCGTATGGGTATCTGATACAGGCGAAAACTATCGTCGTATAGGATCTATCACTCAACAAGCTAGAATGGGCAAATTGAAATATGGCTTTGCTCAAAATGGTAATTTCTGTAATGTTGTACTCAATCAAGGCGTGTTGAAAAGTGGAACCCATGTCGATGCTGAACGTGCCAACACGTTATGTTGGATAAATGGCGAGGCGTTGAGCTATGAAACTGTAGAAACTCATCCGGATAATTGGTATACGTTACGAGGTTTAGTCCGAGGGCAATATGGAACTAACGCCATTAATCACAATGCAAACGAAAGGTTTGTCAGAGTTGACGAGGCTTTATTCCATTATCCTTATCGAAAAGAGGATATTAACAAAACTGTATATCTCAAATTTACTTCGTTAAATGTATTTGGGAGTAACGAACAGGGGCTTGATGAGGTAAGGGAATATCAGTATAAGATTGTGCCTTATTATATCCCAGAAGTGAATAATTTAACGTTATTTACTAAGTACTACAAAATAGGAAATGGGGTATTATCCTTTGATGTTGTGGCTCAGTTCGATACACCTCAAATTAATAGCTTTGATACAGTCGAGCTATGGTATCGTGAGGGCAATGCAGCTTGGAAGTATGGCGGTAATGGTAACGGTCAAATCTCTATTAGTGGTTGCGAACTTGGACATACTTACGAAGTGAAAGCTATCGTCAAGGACATACATGGAAACACTTCGCAAGGTGTTATAAAGTCCATTACTGTGGCTATGAAAACGGAAGTTCCGAATGCACCTCAAGGCTTTTCTATTACGTTTAGTGATAAGGCCAATTTCAACTGGCTTGAAGTTCGTAACGCTGACATAGATTTCTATGAGTTGCGACTTGATACAAGGACAGGGCAGAACGATGGCTTGATTGGTAAAAGCAATAATACTACTTATAGTGGCATGCTGCGTGAACGTACTGGCAAAGTTTATCTGTATGCACATAACCCATCAAAAGGTTATGGGGCACCTGCCGAGTTGACTTATAACGTGCCTGCTCCGCCTAAACCGAATAATGTTAAAGTTAGTGGCAATCTAAATGGCGTAGGGGTTATATTCCAATCTATTCCAGCCGGTTGCAAGGGTGCTAATGTCTACGTTGATAATACTGTATATTTCACATCAACAAATGCACTGAACATCCCTTTAGATGCCGGAATATATTCTGTTAAAGTGGCTTATGTCGATATCTTTGGTGAGGGGCCAAGAACTGACGCCATATCTGCTACTGTTAAAGCTAAAATAGACAGTAAATTACTTGATATGGAGGCATTAGGGATAGCCGATATGGATAAGGCCGTTAAGGCTTTAAAATCTGAGGTTGGCACAGTCAAGAGCGATGTAAATGGCTTTAATAGTAAATTAATCGACCAAGCTAATGCGTTTCAACGTACTGTTGCTGATCTAAACAAAAGTACCACTTCGCAAATAACTCAAATATCTAAGGGGCTTGAATTAAAGGTATCGCAAGCTATTAATAGCCTAGACGGACGTGAAATTGTAAGCCGTATTAATCTTACGCCAGCAGGCACTAAGATTGACGGCAAGTTATTGCATGTTACTGGGCAAACTGTATTTGACGATAATGTAATAGCTCGTAGAATGATACAGGCAAAGGCGATTTCTGCTGACAAAATCAGTGTTGATAACTTAGCAGCCATTTCTGCAAATATTGGTGATCTAAAAGGTGGCACAATCACCGGTACTGTTATTAAAAATGCATCTAATACGTTTAGCGTTGACGCTAACGGTAATATTAGGGGCGTAAACATTACTGGTTCAAGAATTGACGCCAATAGCGTATATGCTAATGGCGAACCACTAAAGAACACTAACTTCATGAGCTTACATGTTGTTAGCGGACAGAAAATTGTCTTGCCTGCCGGATATAACTATGAGCGTTGTTTGTATTATTTGACAAACGTCAAAATGAAAACCGAGGCAGCTTATTCTATCAGAGGTCGTTATTTTAACGACAGCGATATGAATAAAATTCACGACTTTAACAATCAATACTCTACGTATTGGAATAATAGGCCGGGTGGCGGTAAAATAGACGATTTAGAGGGTGGACATTGGTTACATGGCGAACCGTTGCAAAATCGAGTGTTCTATCCTAACAACGACGCTCCAGTCGGAGGCACTTTCTCACACGGCCGAGGTTATCCTCAAAACAGTGCCACTAGTGCAAGTATGAACAGTAAATGGTTCAGGGGTTGTGGAATAACTAAAGAGGGTTATTTCTATTTCTTTCACAATTCTGGCCAATTCGGTTATTATGGCGAGGCTGATTTACTTATCGTTTCGTTCTGGTAAGGGGGTTATTAATGGATCTTGTAAGACGAGAAAATGAGACGTTGCACGTTGGGGAAGATTGGCGGAGGGCTTACACCATTGTTGATGATGTAAGCCTACATAACGCCAGTGCAGTATGTAAGGTCCGTACTAAACAAGGCAAGGTGCTTTGTGAGGCTGAAACGAGCGTAAATGGACAAACTATTTACGTTACTATTCCAAAAGACAGCACATTAAGCATTGATAAAGCCTATAACAAGGCTCAATATGACGTATTCTTAATCTTAGAAGAACGTACATATAAGTTGATTATGGGCGAAATTACTATTATTCATGATGTATCTATGCATTAAATAAAGGAGCAAAATCATGGCAGAAACAAAAACACTTCAAGAAATTTTACTTACATTGGGTGAAAAGCCTTTAAATGTAAACGTAAACCTACCGGGCATTAAAGGTGAAAACGGTCAAGACGGTCGTAATGGTGCTGACGGTTTAAGTGCGTATGATATTGCACAATTAGAGGGCTTTACAGGCACTCGCAAACAGTGGTTAGACAGCCTAAAAGCTGGTGCCATTGCAGATGAGGCACGCACAATGCTATTAAATGGCAACGTGTGGTGTAAATCTAACTCTATTGCAGACGTATTGGCTGCGGTGATTTCTAATTTAGGTAAAGCGTTCCCACGTACTGAATTTAAGCCATTGACAGTAGGCACTGTATTGAAAGGCCAACGTGTTATCGCCGTTGAGGGTGAGCCTCATTACTTTGTTAAGGTGGCAGGCATGGAAACTCAGTTCGAGATTGACGACAATGGAACTGGATCCATTTCTATTGAACCGTTGGGCGTTGATGATGTTCATTTGACTTACCATAACTTTATTGGCGAAAAAGTAGGTATGGCAACTGTTCAAGGTGTTACTACAGGCGAACAAGCACCAGACGATACATTCGAAGAAAATGGTGTTACATTTAAATTATATGGTCGTAAAGTTGTTATTAATGCGACCGCCTATACTGGTAATGATAATTCCGGTTATTATCAAGGTGAACCTAAGTTCAATTTCTTTGGTAAGTGGAATAAAAGCGATGTTGATACTATCGAAATTTATGCTAACAAGCCACGAGTATTGTTTTTAAATACTTCTACCTTAGCTTTAAAAGCAGACGACTTAAAAGGCAAGGTAATCCTTGTTAGAGATCCTAAAAACATCTCTTTCAAAACTGGCAACGGTTGGGAGAACAATCAAGCATTTGTTATCGGTACCCTTGAACATGGTACTTATCAAGTGGATATAAGAGGCATGAACGCTATCACATGGGACGAGGCGACACATCGCTATAAAAATACAGGATATTTTGCGGATCATTTATAATAGGTGAATGCAATGCAAGTAATAACAGATTTTCTATGCGAGGCGTGGCGAATGCTTACTGAGTCATTCGCCATTAAAGCCTTGCTTGCGGTAGTTGCGGAAGTCGGTATATACATGTTAGGTCTTAAACACGTACAGGTGTTAGGGATATTTATCTGCCTAGTGTTTTTAGATCTAATCACTAAATGGTCTGCCATTAGTTACCAAATGCTCATAGATTTAGGTGCAAACCCAGACAATATCAGTGCGTCAGATAAGTATATCGCTATTCCTGCTGCATGGGGCAAAGGGCTTATTAATTCAAAACACATGCGAAAACCTTTTGTAACAAAGGTATTAACATATTGCCTAGCTACTGCCGGTGCATGGTGCTTTGATTTTATGGCAGGCAATTATGCGTTTGCAGTCAATTTAGTGTGGCTATATCTTGGCTCCGTTGAATTCCTTTCTATATTGGAAAATATGCGAGACGGTGGCAATAGTACTATTTCAGGTCTATTGGAATTAGTGCAAAGCAAGGTTGACGCATTATTAAAGAAATAACGTTTTATGTGAGGGCTGCATATAGCAGCCCTCTTTTAATTTGAAAGAGGTATATATA